CTGCAACAGCTTCAGCCGGAGCGCCTTCAGCAGTTTGAGCTGCGTTACCAATACCGTAAAAAACGTCTTGAGTATGTGCCTTAAGACGAATCCGACGGCAGTCCTGAGAAAGATTGACGTTTACAGACGTAGTAGACGTATCTACAACGTGTGCTTTACTAGGATATGAGGGCGTGTAGTAATTCATTTGTTAGGGAAAAGACCGTTTTCGATGAATTCCACTGCCTTGTCATCGACAGTGTTATCAGATTGCTCAGCCAGTTTGCGGAGCATATCGACGATGAGGCGCTTTACTTTGTCGCTATTAAGGAACGACATAAGAACGGGACGGATAAGTGCAATCATTGTTCTAAAAAGTTAGGTGTTTAAAAAATCTCGAACTTCCTGTTTCCGCCGTTCGAGTTCAGCGGGGTCAAAGGTTTGCTTAGGGTTAGTCTCTTTAATTGCTTGAATAGAAGCTTTCCATGCGTCAACGCCTTCGTGGTAAATCTGGTCTAGCTGATCAGCGTAGGTAGGGTAGGCAAAATCCCGTTCCTGCTTCCATTTGTTTACCTCTTCGTTGTAGTAGTACTCTACAGACGCCAAAGCAAGTTCCAGCTGATCAGGACGTTCTGCGGGTAGATTCCACTCAAGCGTAGAAAAATCAAAAGGATTTCCATAACTCCAACCCATGTGTTCAGGGCCGTACCTTAAAAAAGTCGGCATAGAATAGTCAATGTTCATGGCTTTGATTTAGTTGTACCTCGAAGTAGAAGACACTGTGTACTGTGTAGTTACGTTAGTGATGTTTGGAACATGATACCAACGGATGTGGCTATCGTAATAAGCACTAACACCAACAGTCAGGTTTGACAACGTAGTGTATTCCATAATTAATGTTCCGCCACTAGAGTTGCCGTAATGGTTTATACCAAGTCTAATTCCAGTGTGGAAGTTGTTAATGGTGCCTGACCAATGCAAACGAGAACGATCATAAACAGTAACTGCTGCCTGGTTAAATTTAGTACCAAGTTTAGTAATTGTGCAGCTAGCAGTTACGTCAGATCTATCTTCGATAGTAAAAATACTACCAAGACCGTTGGTTAAATTACTGCCAATTGTAATATTACAATTCCAGTAAAAACTCTTAACCCCAAAACAGCTGACAAGATAACTCCAGCCAGGGTTACTGCCATTAACAACAAAACTACAAGAACTAAGAACTCGGGTCCAATGGGTATTTCTAAAAGTTAGCCTCGCACCACCAGAGTCTCGGGTCCAGTCAATGTTGTCAAAGTCTAAACCTGAAACTTCACGAAATTCCCATCCACCATTGTTAAGATTAACTGTAACACCAGAACCATTGTCGGCAATAATGCGGACTCTACCCCGGTTTGTTTGGTAATCACCAACATTTGAGCGGTTTCCTTTTATCTGTTCGCTGATTGCATCATAAGTAGTACCTTGAATACGAACTACAAACGTCTGATCTAACTTACGAGCAATAGGCAAAAACTCGAAAGCTCTGAATAAGCTTCTAAAAGGACTACTGCTAGTACCATCACCAGTACTATCATTACCTGAAGTAGAGATGTAGTACTCAACCGTGTTAGTGGCAAAGTTTACTAGAGTTTCATTAGTGCTACTGCCTTTAATTTCTGCATCAAGAAGCAGATTACTGCCGTTATAGCTTTGCAGAGTACCGTCATTTGTGACGCGCCAACGTTCGGTACCCTCAGTGACCACCTTGAAGTGACCATCAGACCCAGTATCAACAGCTTCAGCAGAAGTGTTGCCTTCAAAGATCCTGTCGCTTTCAACGCTGATAGCGTTAGTAGAGGCAGCTGTAATCCTGCCTTGTGCATCAACAGTAATAGCAGGAATAGCAGAGGCGCTGCCGTAGGAACCAGCAGTGACAGTTGTATTCGCCAGTTGATCAGCGCCTACAGCGTCATCAGCAATGTGTTCGGTATTGATTGCATCATCAGCAATCTTTGTACCGTCCACACAATCAGCTGCTAATTTTGCAGTATGAATGCTGCCGTCAGAAATGTCGTCAACAGTAACAGCATTTGCCGCAATCTGTGTTGCGGTGACGGCACCAGTTGCGATGCCGTCAGATTTTACTTGTGTTAGTGCCATAGTAAATTAGTTTCCTCCTTCAAGTGCGGTAAGGCGAGCCTCAAGGGAGGCGTTGGCGGTTTCTAGGGTTTCGATGCGCTCCATCGCTTCTTGGAGTGCCTTCACTGCCTTCATGTAAAGCACAGAAAGATTGACATACTTAGTAGTAGTGCCAAGGTCGTTGCCGTCATCGTCTCTGTCAGGGGATTCAGTAACTAGACGTGGTGAAACAAGTTCAACTTCCTGAGCAACAACACCAATTTGAGTATGGGTTTCGTGTCCAGTGTCCTCCCTGAAGTTGTAGTTGCGGACCTGAAGTGCTTTGATGTCATCCCACTGGGAACTGGCATCAACAATGTTTTCTTTTAGTTTGAGATCAGAAAGTGTCCCGTATGTTCCATTAGTGTTATACAGGTTTCCATCGGATCGAATTCTGCACACCAATACACCCGTTGACAGTGAAGCGTCTCTGAAACATTGCTGAATATCATTTCCAGTATCAGAACTTCCTTGATACCTAAGCTCTAAAGTGTCAAAATTGGTGTTAGAAAACATCCTATGGGTGCCATCGCGGGTGATAACCATCCGCTCTGTCGGAGAAGATGCACCATTTCTCGTGGTATAGAACTGAAGCCTGCCGGGGTAATCATCTGTCCCAGCATTTCCATCCGCTGAAACACGAATACTTGCGTAATAACCTGCACCGGTATCACCAAATTCAATTCGAGCAATATTTTCGTCTTGTGTAATATTGGCAGAACCTTCACTTCTACATAGATTGATGGCTCCGTAGTTTGGAGCACCTGCACTGTTTCCCATCACCGTCAAAAATGGGTATTGAGTGGCAGATCCGCTGGGCGCAGTAGTCGTGTCTAACAACAGCCTGCCGGAGCTGTCGATGCGGGCGCGTTCGTTATTGCCGTTGGTTCCAAACAAGAGAGCCCCTTGATTGGCGCGAATTGCATAATCCGAAGTCGTGCCACTGCTAAGTGCTGCTCCGCCGCCGGCTCCTACATATGCCAGGTCTCCGCTAGAATGATTGACATGTGCAAAGTAATTACTTCCGGCTGTTTGCGACCTAAATCTAAGCGGTTCACCAGTCGCAACATCTACTTGTAATGCCGATGTAGGGTTCGTGATGCCAATCCCAACCCGCTGCGACGAATCAATCGTCATTGCACGGGTGCCTTCAGTCGTTAACCGAACCTCACCGTCAGAACCAGTGTCAACAACTTCAACGCTGGTGTTGCCTTCGGTGATGATGTCAGGGTCAGCAGCAGTACCGCTAGAAGCAGCAGTAATACGTCCCTGGGCGTCAACTGTGATGCTGGACAGCGTGTAGCTACCAGCGGTTACAGCGGTGTCAGCCAGCTTGTCAGCGGTGACTGCATCGTCAGCGATGTGAGCCGTATCAATAGACCCGTCAACGTAGTGCTCGGAGTCGATTGAGTCGTCGGCAATTTTGGTGCCGTTTACAGCGTCAGCGGCAATCTTTGCGGTAGTAACAGCACCATCAACAATCTTGACAGTACTTACCGTGTTTGCACTGGGTTCACCGATGTTGACGGTAGAACCAATAATTACACCCCAAGCTTCTGAACCAGTAGCAGGTGCATCAGACAGCTGAATCGTAGAACCGTTAAGTGAGAAACCATCAGTAGGACGTGCAGTACCACTGTTGGGTTCCTGGATTACACCGTTAATAGACAGAATGATCTGTTCAGCATTAGCAGGTGCATTGCTGGTAATACTGATGTCATTGATAGTACCGTTCCACGTCGGGAAGTCACTGTCTGGAATGATGAAGTACTCACCAATCGACTGAACTTCAGTCCATGCGCTACCGTCCCACACCAGCATCGTGTTACTGCCAGTGTTGTAGAACAGGTCACCTTCGTCGTTATCAGTAGTTGGGTTAGTAGAACCGATACGATAACGAGCTTTGAAATCGTTGATGTCAGAACTCAGCTGACGAACGTCCTCATCCTTAGCAACAACACGGTGGAAGTTATAGGTATGATCAGTGGCGGTAGCAACCACCAGCAAACCAATACCATCATCTAACGTCGTGCTGTTAAAGCCAGACGGGAAGTTATTGATGGTAACTGTGGTGTCGTTTAGCGTGTCACCGTTGGTAGAAGTACCAGAAGCATTAACAACTAGACCACCAGCGTTAGCAATACTAATAATCACACCTTCTTCAGGTGCAGTATTGGGGAAGCTTTCATCATCAGCGATGGCTTCAAAACCACCAAAGGCTTCCAGACGTGCGCTGATCTGATTAGCAGATGGGAACGTAGTACCAGAGGTCCAGTCAACGCCAGCGTTAGACAGAGTGTTACCGTCTAGCTGGTTTAGTTCTGCAATAGTGGCAGTCAGACCGTTGATGTTTTCTGCTTGGACTGCGTTGTCCGCAATCTTTGCGTTAGTGATAGCATCAGCAGCAATCTTACCAGTAGTGACAGAATCGGTTGCTAGGTGTGCTGCGTCGATTGATTGATCAACATAGTGCTCAGAATCAATAACGTCGTCAGCAATCTTACTTCCATCAATGATGTCTGCAGAAAGATGAGCCCTGTCAATAGATCCGTCTACATAATGCTCCGAATCAATGGAGTCATCAGCAATCTTAGCGTTAGTGATAGCGTCAGCTGCAATCTTAGCAGTCGTGACTTGCAAGTCTGCAATGTGAGCTGTGTCAATCGACCCATCTACATAATGTTCAGAGTCAATAGAGTTATCAGCAATCTTTGCATTAGTCACTGCATCAGCAGCGATCTTAGCGGTAGTGATTTGCAGATCAGCAATGTGAGCGGTGTCGATAGAACCGTCAACATAGTGTTCCGAGTCAATCGAATCGTCAGCGATCTTAGCATTGGTTACTGCATCAGAAGCAATCTTAGCAGTGGTAATCTGTGCATCTGCAATGTGCTGAGTGTCGATAGATGCATCGACGTAATGCTCAGAGTTGATCGAATCATCTGCGATCTTAGTACCATTGACTGCATCAGCTGCAATCATCGCCGTAGCGACGGTACCGGTGTCACCAGTGGTAACCACGGTACCAGTCACGTTAGGCAGCGTAATGGTACGATCAGCAGTAGGATCAACAACAGTCAACGTGGTTTCAAAGGCGTCATCAGTAGCGCCTTCAAAAACAATGTTAGCATCATCAAACGTCAGGTCACCAGTCATTGTACCGCCGGTGCTATCAACACGGCGGTTAACGGTTTCCTGAGTAGAATAAAGAATCTGATTATTGTTGTCGTTAAGATCCTGTGCACGGATAGAAGAGCCTGCAAAGAACGTAGTCCGTGCAGTATCCGTATCAGTAACACGGTAGATCCTGATAGCTACATTGTTACCAGGAGCCGTGTCAAACGAGATAGTTGTAGCGTTGGCAAATGAGTATGCAGTTGTAGCTTGGTCAACACCGTCAAGGCTTACCTTAACGTCTGACTCCTCAAGATATGGAAATGTAAAGGAATAGTTAGTGGTTGAACCATTCCCGGTAAATGTGTTTTGTGTAGTAGCCATTACGCATTAACAAAGGAAATGGGTGGATTATTTAGGCAGTTCACGTAGCTGTTTAACAAATGCTTCAGTTTGCTTGGTAGCTTGTACAGCTTCACCAACAGCACCACGCCCCATCAACCTATCGGTCAGTTTTTGACCATAGATAGCTTCTTTAATGTCAGGACGTTCTTCAAACAATTTAAGTTCAGCGCGTTTTTTAGCTTCGTTTACAATGCGGTTTAGTTCACGGTAAACAGGAAGCTTTTCTGTTTTAATTTTAATTTGTTCAGGTGGAACGTTAGCACGGCGTAAGGCACGAACCTCGTCGAGTTCTGCGTTAAACCGTTCGTTGCCCATCATCTTTTCAATTTTCTTGTACAGCTGCTCTTCCCCAATCAGTTGACCAAGGCGTTCACGGGTAGGTGCGTCATATTCATACCCACCTTCAGACGAGAAACGCATCCGGCTAATACCGTCGAAACCAGTGCTAAGCAACCACTTACGCCATGGTTCTGCAGAGCCACTAATCTTAATAGGACTAACGGCGTTCATAGCACGAAGGAAATGGTTGTCAATTTCATTAATAGGTTTGCCGGTCCAGAAGTCAATTTGTTTAGGCAAAGTGGCAGACACTACAGGCAGACGGTTCTGGACATAGGAAATCATGTCGCCGTAAATGTCTTTTTGAGCGTTGTCAATAGCGCTAGCAACCATACCTAGATTACCAGACCCAGGAATAAAGGTGCGAGTAAGATTAGCAGTCAAACGATCAAAAGCATATTTATCACCGTTCATAGCTGCCAAGAACGGCTCAACACCGTGCAAGGGTGTATTGTTAATAAAGGTAGCAGAAAGTGTCCATCCAAGTTTATCTTGAATGTCTTGTGACATTTCCTCACCAATATCATTTTGATAATACGCAAGGTCACCAACCAAAGTAAGCATAGGGTCAAGCATAGGAATACCTTTAAAGCTTACCCACTTACCCATAATGTTAATTGTCTTAGGCTCCCATCCATAATTATCACGCAGCATCTTACGCTCGGATGCATTAACAGGACCGTTGCCACGGATATTACCACCCATAGCATAGTGATACATGGTACCAGCTGCCAAAGTTCCCAGCACTACCCGACCACGATATTCATTTTGAAGTCGTTTGTAAATCGCCATTGCATTAGGCGTAGCTTCAAAGTTTTTAATACCATGCTCAGCGAGAGCCTCTTTGATAAGGTCCATATCATCACCTGCATTTAACACCTTGCTATATTTATTGATCCCAGGGATCATAGCAATAGGTGTGTAAGACAGGTTCTGTTTAATCTCGTTCATAGCCGTTTTAGGGAACATGAACAAAGGTTTAAGGGCTGGCACAGCATTAACAGCTTGGTTAATATAACTAGCTGCTGCATCATCCAAGTTAAGAGCAATTTCGCCAGAGGCATTTTTGGCTGCAGCGTCAGTCAGTACACCATCAGCATTAAACATCGTGGAGTAATGTTGAGCTTCAGCTTTTTCAAGTAACTCGGGAGTAACCTTACCATGTTTGGTAAACACATTATCATAAGCACGAAGCCTTGACAGTTGTGTTGCTTGAATAGTATCAGCGTAAGCGTCAACACCGCTCATGCCTGTCATAGCACTACGCATCCACCAAGTCTCAGCAACAGCTTGGTTAGCCTTCATCCAGTTGTACTGCCAAAGCTTACCCTGGTTGCCTTCTTTTTTCCATTTAGCGGCTACCGCCTCAAGCATATCCCAATCTTTGGTTTTTTCAATCTTATAGTCAGCACGAATCTGTTCCATCATGAAATCATAATCATGATTGACTCGTTTGGCTCGTCGGATTGCATCACCAAGAGCACGGCGTTGGGTTTCAATGCCACCACCGTAAAGATACATAGCGCGTTTGAGTGGCTCTACACTGCCCTCAGCTGCTGCCTCAATACCGTGACCAATAAAGCCTTCGATAGGTTGTAGGATAAGTTTAGCACCACTACCTTTAAGTGCATTAAAAGCAGACCTAACAGAAAGAACATTGTTCATACCGACGCCCCACAGGGTACGGGCAAACATGTTCATTTTTTTAGGATCAGCACTAATAAGCATACCCATAGGCGAAACTTGAGTTTCTGCCCACTTCATTAGTTTAACAATAGTATCAACGTCACCGTTAGATTCACTAAATGCCTTAAACAAAGGGGCAACCAACTCAGGATCACTCTTGCTCAAAGTACGCAGTTCATTCACAAACCGTTTGACACCAGCATGTTTAGCGTTAAGGGCTTGATCAAACTCTTCGTTAATGAGTTCTGCAAGTTCACCAGGAACATCAGATTTACGAAGACGGTCAAACCAACCTTGGTTACGCAGTTGCCAGCCAGCAATATACTTGTTAATACCGTGCTCTTGCAGCAAGAACTCAAGTTTGTCTAGGACAACCTCTTGAATCCTGTCGTCATCTACAAGTTCACGGAACTGCTGCTGTGCTTCAGTAATAGTAGTGATTTCACGACCCAACGTATCCATAACACGCGCGCTAGTGCGGGTAACATCACGACCCAGGTACATGTCCATCAGGTCATGAATGGCGACACCAGCTGCTCGCTCTTGCATCGGGCTTAGCGGGTTGATAACAGTACCATCAGCCAGAGGAATAGCAGAGCGGTTATCAGCAAAGATGCGGCGGACTTCATCAACATCACCAGCTCGGATAATATCAGCGTAAATCTTGTCATACGCCTGATCCATCTGTTTGCCAGTCATGCGGAAACCGTCTACAACTGCATCAAAATTGCCTGCATCCCGTGCAGCTTCAGCCAGTCCTTGTACAGCTTGACGTGATTTACCTACAACCAAACCATTCTTAAGCATTTGCTCAGTCATGATAGGCGCAGGGTCACCCTCAGTAACACCCAGTTTAATGGCAGCAGTATCCGCCATATTACGGGCAACGTTAGCAGGAGGGATAGTTTGTCGTGCTAGCTCAGCTGGAGAAGCAAGACCAGGAGTAATCTCAGGAACGTACTTACCAATGATAGCAGGATCTGCCTCTAATTTAGCAGCAGCAGCTTCATTGATTTGTGCTTGACGAGACCCTTCAGCCGTTTCAACATATTGTTCAAAGGGATCTTTAGTAGTAACGTCAGATGCACCGGTGTTTTCTAACTGATCAATAAGCTTAGCTCGTTCATCTTCTAACACCTTGCGATTGGCGCTACTTGGTTTAGTAGCCAGTGCCTGATCAATCTCTGCAATACGAATAGCCGTATCTGAATCAGTTTTAATTACTTCAGCAGATTTGTACGCCTTAGCCTTATCGTCGTTAGGTAAAAGCCATTTAAGCTTTTTAGCGCCTTTAACACCAACTTGAAGGGAAATACCTAAAATATCACCAACAATACTCATGCCTGCATTGTCAAGCATGTTTTTCTGTTTGGTTACTGCCGGAGACTGATCATCTTGATGTACCAGCCAGGACGGCATAGGCATCATACCACTGGGACCAAATGCTCGGGGAAACCCTTCAGCCAAAGCGGTAAAAGTGTTTTCTTTTTCTAGACCTTCGTCACTAACACCAATAATAGCTGCGTCAGCGGCTGCTGCACCAGCACCACCGATACCAAACTTAGCTAAGAATGGCAGCTTAGTAGCAGCCATACCCATACCAATTCGGTAGGTAGCAAACATAGAGGGAAGGATGACCGAAGCTGCTTTCCTAAGACGTTGTGCGCCAGGAGCTTGCAGAGTAGTCAAAGTATCCCACTGTCGATTGATGTTTTCAGCGTTAATACCAGTGCGGTTTAGCATAGATGTACCAGCATCTACACCAAAGTCAATCATACCCAAGCCAGGAGCCGACAGGTATTGGAACATGTTGTTGAAATGAGAACCAACATCTTCCCACAACGGCTTACCGGATCCAGTAGAGTAGATAAAACCATTACCCTTTAGGCGTTCAAAATCTTCGTCCTTTTCTTCAACAACCTCAGGTTCAACAACCTCAGGCTCTTCTACAGGTTTAACATCACCTAACTCTTCAATAGGTTCAGGTTTTTCTTCAGCTTTAGGTGCTTCAGATGGCTGTGCTTCGCCTTCTTTTTCCTCAGCTTTCAGCTCAAGATAGCTCTTGTTTTCTTTTAAAGTTTGTTCAAATAGATCTGCGTGTTGTGCTATAGGATCTTGAAAGTTTTCTTGAGCCATTATTGATTACCTCCCATATAGGCTTTGATTGCTTTAATGTCTTCTGGTGTAACAGGACGGAGCAATCCGCCAAGGTGGAGGTGAGTAGAGTGTGCGCCCGCCATGGAGCGTTGTTTAGCATCCTTACTGGTGCTATCGCCAGGACCAAACACCTCAACAAACAGAGGGGGGTTTAGGCTACGAATAGCTTCCTTCAGCATCCGAGTCTTCTCAATAGAAGTGTTGTAATCACCAGTTTGATGAGTTACGTCAAATGCTTCGTTGTAATAATGATAGCTAGTTTTTGAGTGAACGTCAGCATCAACACCGCCAAAGTCCGGGTGTTCTTTAACAGTAAACCCTAACTTCTGCATATCACTACCAACATTTTTATAGTACGTCTCGTTAGTGTTGTAAGTCAGTGCTCCAGACGGTGACCGCCGAAGATTTGTAGTTTGAGTTGTCTGTGCAATAGCAGCAGGACTCATGAACTTAGTATCCAGCAGCCCACCACTGTTAGCGGCGTGAATACGTTGCTGGTCAAACACAGAGCGTGCTTTTTGAGTCAACCGGCGAAGACCGGGATCATTAGTGTTTTGCTGGATCACGTCAGATGGACGTGGTTGCATTTGCTCAGTAAGGCCTACAGCCTTGAGGTTGCGGTTCAGGTTTTCAGTAACATTACCACCCAGCTGATAATAAATACCAGGGATGTCAACATGACCACCAGACCTGATTTGGGCGGCAACTGATTCTAGAGTGGTTACAGGTACCATGGGTGCTCGGTCAATAATAGTGTTGTCCTTTCTAAAGTGTTGAATATACTTAGAAGCATCATAAGATGCGCCTTGAGTCAAGCCGCTTGGGCTGCCAAACTTGGGCCAGTAGCTGTAAGTTTGATCTCCAGGTCCACGATCTTTCCAGTCAGAAACAGAAAACTCTTCCTGTTTGTTAAGGATCAGCCCTTGAACTTCACCAAAAGCAATTCTATGTGCCTCAGCAGCCCCTACAGCATCATAGAGTTCTTGTGTACGTTTGCGGTACCTTCTAAGTGCGGCATGTGTAGCAGAGCGCAGACCAAGGTAATTAGCCTCAACACTGTTATCACCAAGAGCAGTTTTTAGTGCGGTGTTTAAATCGGCTTTAACTGCTGCTTCATCAGGCAATTCAGCACGAATAGCATCTTGTGCTCGTGCAGAAGGCAAATATTGTTTACGAAGATTAGCAGGGACTTTAGGTTGCATTAACGTCTCAACAGACAAAGTACCGTCTGCTTCTGCTGCAGCTAGGGTGCCTGCCCAAAACTCTTGACTTTCTCTGTCTTGACGAATGCTAAGATGAGTATCAGCAAGACTAGCTTTATAATCATAGATACCATTGTTGTTAGCAACAGTGATTAGTTGTGCTTGTGCTGCTTTCAGCTTAGAGGGATCACCATCCCATTCGTTTTGAATGTAATCGCTAAGTTGAGCGTCAAGTTGATCTTTAACAAGACCTTGCTGAGTACTACGCACCTTACGCTGTGCAGAATCAACAGCGTTCAGATCATCAATAAACTTGCCAGAACGTTCCAGATAGAAGGTACCATATTGCTTACCTTTAGCCTGTTTAACTGGCTGTTTAAGAATGCTTTCCGCTTCGACACGAGTGATTGCTCCAGCTTTGTACAAGGCTACAACATCATCGTAAGCTTGGTCAATAGCTTCCGTGTTATTTAAAGTACGATATTTACCATTTTCGTACACACGTAAAGCACGGTTAGAATCAATCAGGTTGCTAAAATTTTGATTAACAACAAACGCTTGGTTAGCAGAAGCTTTAATAGCTTGCGACTGTTGGACGTTACCAACCTCACGGACCTGACCAGCAAAAGTAGCGCTCTGTTTAGCCATTGTTAGATACAGAGGGCGCATAATAACCTTGTTAGGGTTATACGTTTGGCTAATACCAACCCTTTCACCTAAAAAAGAACGCTTAACGTGTGCATCGACAATACCAGCTCTTACCGTATCACCACCAACTTGTTGAGCTGTAAATTGAGAACCATCTCTGGGATCACTATACAGAGTTGGCCTCAGAATAAAGTTGCGGTGATATTCAGGATATTCCTGCATCTTAGCTTTTGTCCAGTACTGAGATGCGTATAACTGACGGTAACGTGGTAGTGATTTAAGATAGTTAATAGCTTCAGTTGGAGCACCTTGCATGTAAGCACTGTAAGCTGCATCGTTAGCAGCTCCAATCTCTTTACTTGCCTGACCAGATAAATTGTCAAAGTCTTGTTGCTCTTGAGGAGTGATGCCAAAATTAGACATTTCTCCCATCTTAATCGCATCGTCTTGAGCTTTAATAGCTTCAGAATCAAGATAAGCTTTAGCTAGCTTTTCTCCGTACTTTTTAACTGCTGGAACAATTTGCCCAACAATCTCAGCGTTTTGGATTTTACGATTAAGTTCTGCTTCGTTTTTCTGCCTGTTAAAAGCAATTAAATTGTCAATGTTTCGGTTTGTCTGTTCAAAACCAGCCCGTAGGCCACTCACTGTGTCCGGCGTTTGGTCGGGAGCAAAGCCTTGACTCTGCTCAGCACCGGTAAACAATGGTTGTTCTTGAAATGGTTGCATTTGTTATCCTGTGCGTTGGGCACCTTTAGTGAAACCAAAGAAAGTGTCTCCCTCAGGAGTCAGTTCATAACCTTTCATAGCTGACGAAATAGCAGATCCAGCAATCTTCAAACCAGTCTCCAGTGGAGTAGGAGCAAAATCAGTGAAGGGTCTTTCAGGAGCGTACTCCATTACAGGAGCAGTGACAGCAGCAATAGCCCGTTCGTTGGCAATATGAAGGCTACGATGAGTTTTCCTCATCCGACGTGCAGTAGCTGTTGTTTCAGCTGTTAGTTGTTTAACGAGTTGTGCTCGGGTTCTACCGTAGCCACCCAGTGTTTCAACAGAAGCGATCCGTGCAGCACTTTTACCATACCGTTCACCAGCTGCTGCTCTGCCTTGAACTTGTACAAGCTGCTTAAGTAGAGCTTGGGAAGCAAAAGCTGCTTTACCGTAAACTTCATTCAAGCGCCTTTGTTCAGAACTCCAAGAGTCCCAACCCGCTTCAATGTTAAGTTCAATCTGGTTGGTAGCCATAGCTAACGCAGTATTGAAAGCCTCTTTCCTTTGATTGTTACGCTCTGTGAGCGCCATCTTTTGCATCTGGATGTCATAGGCTTCGTTGTAAGCTTTTTGCTCTGCAACGGGATCTGACTTGAAAGTTTCAATTAGATCTAAACCAAAGCTAGCAACAGCAAATGCTGTGCCAATACCTGGAATCATGGAGCCTAATTTTAAAGCACCACTAACAGAACCCATGGCATCACCGCTAGCAATGCTTTGTCCGAGCTGCAAACCACCTGCGAGAGCGCCAAGAGCTGAAGTACCTTTACCAAAGTTTAGACCGCCTCCGCCGCCTCCGCCGCCCATAAGGCTGCCTTGCATATCAAAGCCTGGTAAACCAGAAGCACCGCCTCCGCCACCAAAACTAAATGATGGCATTGTGGTTCCTATTGTTGCCATAATCGTACAATCTCTATAGAGTAAACATTGTCAGGTCCATCTGGGAAAACCCGCAGTACCTTAAAACCTAAATACCTAGCTAAGTTAATTAGTTCAGTATTTTTTATATCAATAGTCGTCCATAGATAAGGACGATTTATATGTTCCATCAACGCCTTACCGAATCGAACAGTTGTGCGGGGATTTTCTTTGACTTTATTTGTCATCTGTATCCAAACGGCGTTATCGTCAGACACGCCATAAGCTCCATAAAGACTCCCATCAGGTCCGTAGATAAGATAGGAGTCATCTTCATGGATATACAAAGCCATAGAAAAAATAGGATGTTGGCCTACTCTTTCAAAATCTTGCAAACCTCTATCCAGCATTTGACTGGTTAGTTCTAAGGTGTCGTTAATGGTAGCTGGTTTAAAGGTAAAACCACGGGTGGATGTAGTCATTAGCGTCTGTAGAAACCAGTGTTGTACTTACCTTCCCAATTCAAACTTAACAAACTGACTGGGAACGGAGTATCCCCAACAATTTTAAAGGTTAAGTTATCATTGCGTTGGTAGATTGGTATAGTGTGTGTTGCGTCGGCAGACATGTTCACACTGTTTAAGTTATAACTGTAAGGAGCTGTAGCTTCAATCGTTTGGCTCCATTCAGGTCTGCCAGTAATAGTCACGTCATACTTCACAGGACCGCTAAGACCGGTAGAAACTTTGACGCGATGAATAATAAGATCAGAGGTAAAATCAGAAGCTGCACCTTGACCTTCCGAAGACGTTACAAAGAACTTAGGGAGAGTAACTTCCATGTTGTAAACGTAACCAATAATTAGATCACGCCCACGGTAATCGCCAGTTACATCGACGTAATAGGCACCTGCAGTCCCCTCTACGGTGGGGTAAAGTACTGCGCCTACTGATTCACTAGACAGGGTGTTATCACCGCCTATGTAGCCTCCTAGGACAAGCACAGAGAACGTCTTACCAGTAATGTGATCGTAAGGAAGATGAATACGTGTCACATCTGAACCATCATCATCTGGATCATACTCACGGTAAGGGTTAACATCCCAGATGTCCAAACAAATATCAGTCTTTTCACCAGTAGGAAGTGTCAGGAAACCCTCTTCGTTTGCCTGTGTCAAATCATAAGACTGAACAAAAACGTTATTACCGTCTCGAACTGTAGCGTAGTAAGTATTAGCGTCGAAGAACTGATCTAACAAAGTACCAGTCAGCGTCCACTTGTACCAAGCTGCTGCCCTACCTTGTCCAGGTTGTTCCAAGAATCTATATTGAAAAACCGTGTTGTTGCCAACAGTACCTAAAGATACAAGTGACAAGGCAGGAGATGCAATCATAGAGTCAACTGACTCAGGGATAAGCTCTGGGACAATCTTGGTCTGTTCCGTCATGATTGGGGGACGGTCAGTGCTAATTTCAGCTAGTTCATACAGTCTGGTAAACAGTGGCGTCTTAGAAATAAACGCCAAACTGGTACCAAGAGTTACGGCTTCTACAGTGGGATCACACTCATAACTTGACAGCTCGTTAATCTTAGTTGTCTTAGGACTGAGAATGTCAGCGTCAGTAGTTAGAATAAATTGTTCGGTATCACTAAATAGTACCAGACCCACACTGCTAGGGCGGACGTAACGGTGGTTAACCGGTCTCACAGAAGATGCAGTAACGTCAATCGGATCATCATCAGTGACAGTGAGCGCCGTAGTTACCCAAAAGTTAAAGTAATCACCGGCACGACTGAGCACAACCGCTTCATTAGAAAGGAAACCAAGGCGGTTACGATAGAAGAACAGGTTGTTAATCTTCTGACCAACAAAGCTGGGGTTAGGGTTAGTAGTAAGATCTCCTACAATCCTATCTTCCCAGGTCACTGGACCGTAGGTAAATGACCCATCAGCCTGCCTAACAAGCTGGTGTGGCATTGTCAGTGGATCAAATTTGTAGGTAATACCAGGTGCAGCAGTTTCTTCCCACACACCAGTACCGTAAGTAGCTGTACCATCTGCTACAAACTTGACGTACATGTCATCGACATCAATGTCGGAGCTGTTAACAACTTTAACAACATACCCATCCTTACATTGGATAGGAAGATCGGCAACAGTCGGTGTGGTCTCTTGGAAAACAAACGCAGCATCTTCGGATGGACCGCCTACAACTGAAATAGTGAAAGCAGCATCAGCGCTAATATACATACCTGGACCAACCTTAACAGCAGTATAGGTTGTGCCTCCGAAGGTCTGTCCATTAATATCAGCGACCAAATCGACAAGGATACTATCAACGTCACCACCACTACCAGCGTTATGCGTTCCACGTTCGGTGCCATCTAAGAAAATGCGGTAGTGTCCAGTACCCATTACCTTAATAACGACAAAGGCTTCGTTGGGTTTAGCAGCGTAAGTGTCTGTAGTTAGTGCCACAGTCTTCGCCTTGTTAAGGACAAAGGTATAGTCGTTAAGCGTAAGTAACTCAAGGTCTTCAGGATCAACAGGAACTGTCGAACCATCTACAACTTTGGTTAAATAAGCATCAGTTGGAAGGCTAGCATCAGAAATAACACAATCAGTAACCTCTGCATCATAAGCAGTTTCCGCAGTACCCAGAGCAGTAACCGCATTGTCATAGTTAGTCTGAGCGGTGTTCATTGCTGTTGTTGCTGTTGTCAGCTGAGCAGCTGTGTGAGTAGCAGCGACTGTTAGAATTGCCTGATAAATTTTATAACCTTCAGCGGCAAGCATTGGGTGCTCATCTGTTAGGTTGGTACCCAAGGCATAGTCAGCAGGAAGCGTTGAAGATTTAGAAATTACTGCATCAGCATTTTTGACTAAGTAGACACCATCTGAATCTTCTAAAATTCCCGATGTTAAGTATTGATCAATTTGGCCTGTTGGATAATTATAGTTAACAGCAAATAGAGCTTGTGTAGTTGAATCTTGACCAGCTAAAGTTTCAGCATAGTCAGCTTGTGCATCATTTAGTTCTGTTAATCGCGTAGCAACAAGAGCTACAGCATCATTATAATCTTCTAACTCAGTTTGTAAATCAGTTTGATTGCAGGTTCCAGGGACACCAGTATTGGATCCCATATTTACACGTCTTGGGCTTCCATCTATCAGGCTCCAAATGCGAAACGTGTTATCGTCATACTGGGCAACATACTTTTCTTGAGCATCCCTCAGGATAGAAAACCACTTGCCACCAGTACTAGCTCCATACAATTCGGTTACATATTGACCGCCTGGACGTTTAAGTAATCCAAGAGCATAATCGGGAAACGCATTAACAGAATCCCGAAGCTGCCCAGGAAACTTACGGTTGTCAGGTTGTTGTGAAATACCAAGCAAAAAGTTTGGAATCCGTTGGGTAATAGTGCTCATCGCATCAATGCTTGAAAAGGTTGATAACTATTGTAATAATCTTTACCGTCTTGGAACCCGAACATAGAATAGTCACCTTGCTGACAATCGTACTCTATTGCTGCAGCTCGGGTCAACATCTCTTGTTCTTGTAACAAGGCTTGAAGCTCTCGGTCGCCTACCATTTTAACACAGCACATACGTGCAGCTCGGGCAGTAATGTAGGCTTGGAATGCAGGTGGTACATCAGTAAAATCAAAGTACCAAACTACATCAGCTTCAACAACTTCAGTAAATTCGTAGGTGTGGTTGTAGCGGTCATACAGTTTACCGTTACGTCTTACCACATCAATTTTGTCTTTATGGTGCTCACGGTTTGCATCGAGTTGCAACACGTTAGATGGATAAGCAATCTCGTTAGTTGTACTGTCAGGGGTGAACTCATAGTGACGTTCTGTGTTATAGATCCAGCCTTCTGCCTGAACCTGTTTGTTCACTTCCCGGAGGGTGTTGAGTACAATAGACACTTCAGGGTTCTGAAGATCTAGTGTGGTGACAGGAGCCTGTCCCACTGAGCTAAGTATTTGATTTACAGCATCCAGTTCGGTGGACACAGCATAAGTAGGAAAGGGCATAGTTACCTATCAATAAGTAAAAAAAAGGGGAGCCGAAGCTCCCCCAGTAATAACCAAGAATAAATCAGGCGAATGCGGCAGGCTTGGTAGCAGTACCAGCAAACAGTTCAACGCAAGCAGCGGGGTTCAGGTAATCAGCGCCCATGGCGAGTTTACCCACGATCACGTCACCCTGGTAGATGACAGAGGTGTCACCGCTGGTGACTTGAACTTGAGGACCAATAGCCTCAACACAACCAGCAGCTTCGCGCTGGAAGATCAGACCACAGCTGTTAGCGAACTCGGTACCAACACCGTACTCATTTTGAGCACCGAAGGAACCGGCGGCAACCTTGGCCTCGTCTTCCATAGCTTCATCAATAAAGCTACCCAGGTTACCAGGAGAAGCAACGTTGGTATCGGTAGTACCACCGGTAGTACCGAACTTGGTACCGTAGTTGCTGAAGAAAGGAATGTTGGTAGACTTGAAGATTTCAATACCAGCAATGCTCATCAGACCCTTACCGGTTTGCAGAGCAGTACCCTGCACGTCACGGTTGATCAGGATGTTGGAGTTGATACCTTGCAGCAGTGCGTAGTACTGACGAGGAGTCAGGACAGCACAGCGACCATCTTGAGACACGCCCTTTTCATCAAGAGCAGCAGCAGCATCATAGAATGCGGTCACCAGAGCAGCATCATCATAAGCGTCAGAGAACTCAGCGTTAGAGCCGACGCGGATCTGAGTACCGCCAGGCTCAACGAAGCCAGTGGCAGACACAGGAGATGCATTACGAGCACCGTTGGTGATTGCACGGAAGATCAGGCGGTCATACTTCTCAGCGAGAGCATAACCAATCTTGCGGGAAATCTCGCTACGCAGGTCGTAATGAGCAAGAATCTCATCCAATTCGTAGACGAATGCCGAGCTGATCAGCAGGTCGTCAACGGTGATGGTCTTCTCGGCCACCGGAGGTGCCTGGTCGGAGTTACCAAGAATGCTGTTACCAGGAGTATGGTACTCAGCCTTGGTACGACCGGTATAGATAAACTGCATAGACTTGCCGTTACGCAGAGTACGCTTCATAACAAGGTCACGAGCGATCGTCTGTTGCTGGAAGCCTTTAAACATCTCGCCGCTAAAAAGCTTGAGATACAAAGCTCGGGTATCCGAGCCAAAGTTAGATGAGCCTAGTTGCGTTAGATCAGCAAGAGGCTCATTGGAATTTTGTTGTGCCATTTTAAAGGAGTAAGATTAAATAGACTTGCTCCCAAACGTTTGGAAATTTTTTGTTTTATTTTTGTGGTCTATCCCACCGTCTAGACGGCGAAGGGTGTCTCCGTAGAGGCCAACGCCAAGAGGAGCCAGGTCCGACTCTGAGGTGCCTGACTCCCGTGCTACTTAGAATTTAGTAGCGTGAGAGATGTATGCAATGCCGCGATACTTAAGCTTAGCTGCCTTTTGTGCTGCTTGTTGCTCCCGAACACGGGCATCCAATTCGACTTGAGTCATGATCTTAGATGAAAGTACCTGACCCCCGTTCCAT